TCGCCAACAAACGCGCAGAGATGTGGGGTGCAATGAGGGAGTGGTTGAAGACCGGGTCCATCCCCAACGACGCCGATCTTAGATCGCAGTTGGTCGGCCCAACATACACATTCAACTTAAAGAGCGAAATCATCCTCGAGAAGAAAGAGGACATGCGTAAGCGAGGTCTAGAGTCCCCGGACATCGCCGACGCGCTCGCGCTTACCTTTGCTTACCCGATCCAAATGCATCTCGGCGCAGGTGGTCAGTTCGGCTCACAGAAGAACCAGACCGACTACGATCCCATCGCCATGTTCGAGAAAGAGATAGGTCACAACCAGCCGGATAATTGGAGAGCAGCATGAGCTTCGGCGCAACCGCCCCTCCCCCAATGATCGTACCGCCTGCCCCCACTCCTCCACCCGCACTAACCCCAGCGACGCAGAAGCCTGGGAAGAAGCCTTCCCAGCCCAGCATGGTCTCTGCCTCTCTGGCTCCGCCAGTTACCGGTGCTGCTGCCGCTGGTGGCAAGTCGCTTCTAGGAACGTAATTGAGCGGACCAGTTCGAGGTCGAGGAGAAGGAGTTTAGATGGCCACCGTCCCTAACGATCCAAGCACCGTCGCACCGGTTGACGTGATTCCGAAGTATCTCCGGCCTACGCCAGCGGACTTCCTTCAAGCTGCGGCGATAGTTGACCAGAGGCAGAGGATGGCGGGGGATGTTCTTAGCTTTTCTTATAGGCGCAAGATAGGTCCGGGTGAAGAGAAATTTGAACAAGTCCCGTTCACTTCCACGGAAAGCAAAGGTGGTTATACTCCAGCAGAGAATGTTGGCTCAGTGGCTAAGGGTGTGATGCAAGGTAAGGTCAAAGTCTTAAAGCCAGAGGGTGATTAGTGCCCACTGCCCAATACGGCCCAGGTCGAGGGCGCGCCGCAGTCACGATGACTGGTCGAGCCGCGGACATCTCTGCGCGAAACTTGCGTGCACATCCTGAATGGCGCCTTCCTTCTAAAGAAGACATGGACCTGCGTAAGCAAGCCGAGGCCCGTCTCATAGGGCTAAGGGTCAATCGCTATTCTTGGTGGGTTCATTGGCGGGAGTGCGCCGACTACCAGCTTCCTAGGAGGTACAAATGGATCATTACCCCAAATCAAATGTCTCGTGGCTCCCCAATCAATCAGCATATTCTAGACTCAACCGCTACCTTAGCAGCAAGAAATTTAGCCGCAGGCTTGATGACTGGCTGTACCGATCCAACCAAACGCTGGTTCAGACTGCGAATAGGCCGAGAAGACTCGACCATGACAAGCCCAACCTCACTTTGGTTAGCGGAGGTCGAGCGGATACTTAATCTCATATTTCAGGAGTCGAACTTCTACCCGGCCCTTGCCACCCTCTACTTCGACCTAGTCGTCTTCGGCACCGGCGTCATGGTCATCTATGAGGATTACGAGAATGTCATACGCTGTTTCAATCCCTGCCTTGGGGAGTTCTACTTGGATAATGACCAGTCCTTCTGGCCAGCCGTTATGTACCGCGAGTTCACTCTCACCATCGACCAAACCGTACGAGAGTTCGGGATCGAGAACGTGTCGCCAGCTGTGGCTAAGCTCTACAGGGAAGGTGGTGCTAGCCTCACCCGCGAACTGGTAATCGCCCATGGAATCGAACCTAACGACGACTCGCGTAAGTTCGACATCCCTAAACACTTCAAATACCGTGAGGTCTACTGGGAGTGGGCAGGTTCAGCCTCTCCGCAAGGTGGTGCGTCGTACACCCCTGGCATACTCCGTAAGCGGGGATTCTATGAGCAGCCGTATAGTGCTGTGCGATGGGACCTTGTATCTAACGACCCCTACGGTCGTTGCCCTGGCATGGATGCTTTACCCGACGTAAAACAGTTACAGCTAGAAACAAAGCGAAAGGGCCAAGGCATCGACAAGCAAGTCAACCCACCCCTCGTCGCAGACATTCAACTCAAGAACCAACCAGCGTCTCTACTCCCCGGTGGTATTACGTATATTAGCGGCATGGTCGCCCAAGGTCGCGCGGGGATCGCCCCGATCTACGAAGTCAACCCTAACCTCGCAGACATGAAGGAGGACCTCCTTGAAATCCGTGAGCGTATCAAGGAAACCTACTACAACGACCTCTTCCGAACCATCTCCCAATATGAGACCAGGTCGAATGTCACAGCGGCGGAGATTGATGCTCGCCGAAGCGAATCAATGGTCATGCTTGGGCCAGTACTCGAAAGGCTCACTTTCGAAGGCCTCAAGCCAGCTGTTGAACGCACTTTCGCAATCGCATCCAGAGCGGGCATCTTCCCTCCAGCGCCAGCCGAAATCAGAGGAAAGCACATAGAAGTCCAAACCGTCTCTATGCTCGAGCTTGCGCAAGACGCAGCACAAATGTCCGGTATCGAACGTGTCATGCAAATGGTCGGTCAACTCGAAGGCATCCGCCCCGAAGCGATCGACGTAGTCGACACTGACTACGGGATCATGAAAGCCTCCCACCTCCTCAATAACGATCCCAAGCTAATCCGCTCGCCCGATGCTCTAGCTCAGATTCGTCAAGGTCGTCAACAACAAGCGCAGCAAGCTCAAGCAGCCCAACAAGCCGAGATGGCCCAGAAGCTCTCCGCAGGCGCAAAGAACCTCTCCGATACCGACGTCGGTGGCGGGCGCAACGCAGTTCAAGCTATGATAGGAGGCCCAGGTGGCGGACCCTAAGACCCATGCAGCACTACGCAAACATCTCGCGACAGCAAAAGCCGCCCATAAGCAAGTCGGGGACTCGATGGATAAGATCGAGCAGATCATGTCGGCGCTGAAGGGCGCACAGCAACCACAACCCCAACCCCAACAACCCGCCGCCCCAATGCCCGGTGGCATGTCGCCTCTCGGCGGTATGGCAGGCGGATGATGGCCGTCTATGACGCAACAAACCCAAAACACATCGCCATCCAACGTCGTTCCTCTAAGGAAGCCCAGGACGCCTTCGACGCTTTCCTTAATCACTCCATGGGCTTGGTTGACGGTCGGCGCTACTTTCACTCTCTACTCGTTCGCTGTCACGTGTTTGCTAATCCCTACACAGGCCGTGCTGGCACTACAGCGTTCGCTTGTGGAGAACTCAACGTCGGACAGCAAGTCCTCGCAGACATCATGCGAGTCTGCCCAGATGAATACGTACAAATGATGAGGGAAGCCAATGGCCGAGAACTCACCGACGATACAAGACGAAGCAGGAGTGACGAGGACGCCAACCGGGACGATAGTGGACCAGAATACGTCCACCCCGCCTTCGACCGAGCCATCGACTACTCCCCCACCGACCGAGACGCCGCCGAAGGCTCAGGAGACTAAGGATGGCAAACCTACGCAATCCCTCCTTAACCAAAAAAGTACAGAAAAAGGCGCTCCCGACTCCTACTCGGACTTTACGGTCCCTGAAGGTTTTACGCTCGACGAAGAAGTTGCAAAAGAAGCTGGCGCTCTCTTCAAGGGCCTCGATCTCTCACAGACACAGGCCCAGAGCCTAGTCGATTACTACGTCAAGCAAACCAAAGAGGCTTTCGAAGCCCCTTTCAATGCTTACATGGACAAACGCCAAGAGTGGCGCGATGAAATCAACGCCGACCCCGACATCGGAGGATCGAAGTTGAACGGTGTCAAAGTGTCGATAGGTCGACTTATCGACTCATTTGGCAATGCTAAAGTCGCTGAAGCGTTCCGAGAAGCGATGGATTACACGGGCGCAGGGGATAACCCCGCCGTCGTCCGTGGACTCTACGAACTCTCCAAACGCCTTACCGAAGGTGCGGCTGTTCGTGGAAACGGACCGTCGACCGAAGGTCAACGACTCGGCCCTGAGCAGCGATCAACTGCCCAGGCAATCTATCCTCACCTTCCATCCAACCGATAAGGACATCAAATGGCACAGATTGGCGCATCCGCACTTACCTACGCCGACTGGGCGAAGCGCATGGATGACGGTTACAAGGTCGCCAGAATCATCGAACTCCTCTCCCAAACCAACGAGATTCTGGAGGACATGCTCGTCATCGAAGGCAATTTGCCTACCGGTCATAAAACCACCATCCGCACCGGCCTCCCCCAGGCCACATGGCGCTTGCTGAACTTAGGCGTGCCGAACGCTAAGTCCACCACCGCCCAACTCACCGACACTTGCGGTAACCTGGAAACCTACGCCGTCATCGACAAGGACATCGCTGACCTCAACGGCAACACCGCTGAGTTCCGCCTATCCGAAGTGAAAGCCTTTCTTGAGGGAATGTCGCAGCAAGTTGCTACGACGCTAATCTACGGCAATCAATTCCTCAACCCAGAAAGGTTCACCGGCCTTGCCCCACGCTTCAGCACAAAGACCACTGCCAACTCCAATACAGCTTTCAATGTTCTCGATGGAGGAGGCACCGCCTCAACCAACACCTCGATCTGGATCACGGTATGGGGAGACGACACCCTCCATGCTACCTTCCCGAAGGGAAAGATCACCGGCCTCCAGCATCGAGATATGGGTGAATGGCCAGTACTGGATTCTGCTTCAAATACCTACCAAGCCTACCGAGACCATTTCAAATGGGAGATTGGCCTCGTATTGCGTGACTGGCGATATGTCGCACGAATCGCTAATATTGATGTTACGCAGCTTACAGGAGTTAGCGCGGCAAATCTGATCAACCTCATCATCCGCGCACTCTACCGCCTCCCAACCGCTCCAGTATCCGCAACCACCATCCAGACCTCCGACACTCCAGAGGTCCGCGCAAACATGGGCCGCGCGGTTCTCTACGCCAACCGCGTAGTCCGAACTTACCTCGACCTTCAAGCGATGAACAAGACCAACGTCCTCCTTCGCATTGAAGAGTTCGACGGTAAGCCGATCACCACCTTCCGCGGCATCCCAGTACGAACCTGTGACGCGATCCTCTCCAACGAAGCCCAAGTAACATAGGTGCAATTATGATTCTTGACAACCTCCTTATGTTCACTGGCACCTCTAACGGTGCTGCTGGCGGCGTAACTCTCGGACCACAAACCGACCGCCCAACTACCGGTGCGCAGGTCTCGTCCAACATCATCGACCTACACATCACCACCCCCACCTCCGGTATCCCTTCCCTCGCCACCGGCGTTGGCGCTCGTGATATCGGCATTGGCGATGATCCTGCCATGAAGCTCTTGATCCAAGTGATCACAGCCTTCGGTGGCGGGACCAACCTCGTCGTCGCTCTCGCAGGCGCACCTGAAAGCGCGACCCAGAACGTCCCAGGCACCTTCGTCGTTTGGTGGACTTCGCCGACCTACGCCGAGGCCCAACTCGTCGCAGGCGCACGTCTCTACGATATGGACATGCCACGTCCTCCTGCAAACGTCGTCGTACCTCGCTACCTCCAAATCCAATACACCTCAGGTGGCACCCACACCTCCGGCGCACTGGAAGCCTGTATCGTCCTCGATCGCCACGATCAAATGTACCAGGGCCTTAACAACGCAATCCTTGGCGGGTACCCCGCAGGCATTACGGTGGCGAACTAATGCGTCGGGTCCTTATCGCGGGATTGGCTGGGGCGGCACTCGCCGCCTTGGCCACCACTTGGCTCGTCGCACAGCCAATCGTACCCAGTCCCTCAGGCAATGAGTGTTGGAACGCAGGTCAAGGCCCAGGTGGTCCGTCCACTGGCTTTGTCTGCGCCTACCAGATGCGTAGCTCGTGGGGCTACCTCTCCAACGCTGCCGCCACTACCGGCACCGTACAGTTAGCGGTAAATCAGAACGCAGTCATCATGCCAGTTCAGTCAACCTCTGGCGTGACGTTCAACATGCCACTAACTCCAACTGACGGCCAGATTGTCTCGTTCTGCAACACCTCCAACGCTGCCTTCGCCACTCAAGTCGTAACAATCACCGCGACTGCTCCACAAGTCTTCGCTACTGGTGCAACCACTACTCTAACAACACTAGCCGCTCGGACTTGCGTAAAACTGATCTACACCGCCTCCAATACCACTTGGAGTCAGGTCCAATGAAGAGACTTCTCTTCGCGCTTGGGCTGTGCCTTACGCTAGGCTCAAGCGCACTTTCCCAAGGGACCGTCATTGGCCCTGGCAATCCAATTCTCTGCGGTCAGCAAATTCCCACTCAGGTGCCTATCGGCGTTAGTGGCTCGACCAAGATAATATCTGGCGCCCTGAACAAGACGATCGCTATCTGTGGTTGGCACGTTACTAACTCAGCTGCTGCTGGCACTTTTCAGCTTACCTATGGAACTGGTACCAACTGTGGTACTGGCACTGTCAATCTAACACCAGCTTTCACGGTTACCAGTACAGCGCCAGCGACTGACCACATCGACTATGCAGTGATGAGTATTCCACTTGTAGTAAGTGGAACTCCATTTGATCTCTGCATTAATCCGAGCGTTGCGACTATTGCAGCAATCATTTGGGCTGTACAGTTCTAGGGAGGGTCAAATGGCCAGATGGCGTTTAATCGAACCACACTACCTCAAAGTCAAGGGCGTAACGTGGGAGTACCAAGAAACCGACCGCTCTACTGGGCGCCAAGTCCGCAAGTCCTTTCCAGTCCCCCAACACTACCACCCAGACATCGAGGTAGACTGGACGGAGAGGGAAGGTCGCGGAGACATGGGTATCGTGGTCGTCTCAGATGGCCATAACTCCAAGCCCTCCGACATCGTCTTCGAGGGCGACCCTACTCCCGGCATGCTTCCACTCGATGATGAAGCGAGGGAAATCTCTTCACGCTTCGAAAAGAAGTGGGCTACCCCAGGTCGCGTTTACGAAGAGGCCGAAGGTTCGTACGCTGGCCGGATGATGGATGCGTACGTCGAAAGCCAAGGCAAAGTCAACATGCTCCTCGCCGAAGCTTCCCATCGCGAAATCCCTGGCATGTCAGACTTCATGCAAGTCATGACGAACATGATGAAGCAGAACCAACAGATCATGCAAATGCTCGCCGAAAAGGCCATCGCTAAAGACCTTGGGATTAAGCAAGTCATCGACGATGAAGAACCACTCCCACCAGTCAAAGAAATTCCCGAACGCAGAGTCGCTAGGAGGATGTAGTGCAGAACCAAATCAACGAATTCGTCGGCCAACTTCGACAGTTCTATGAGCAAGTTGGACAGTACGAGGATATTCAAGGGAAGAAGAACTCAGCGCAGGCTGAGCTTACTTCAGTAAAACGTGCGCTTGATGAAGCGAGGGGTGAGTTGAAGAAAGTCCAAGTAGACCTCACCACCGCCCAGACCGAGAACGTACGCAGATACGACGCCGCGATCTACGCTAAGCAAAGCGAACTTGCCGGCGTACAAAAGCGCCTTGACGAGGCCAGCGACAAGTACGAAAAGCTAGTAGCAGATATTAAGGATCGTGAAGCGCATCATGCAACGGTTCTAGCTGGTATCAACGCCCTACGCTCTCGCCTAGAAGGTAGAGCCGCTTGACGACCTTCGACGCAACTATCGGCCCACTCGTTCAGCAGATACCGATCAACTTCAGCGCCTCTGGCGACAATACGGTAATCATCGGTGCTGTAGGAATGACTATCAAGGTCTTGCAATTCTTCTTCGTTGCCGCTGCCGCGACCAACTTGACTTACAAGTCAGGTAGCACTGTCTTAAGTGGCCCATTGGATTTCCCTAGTGCAGGTGCGCAAGTTCAAGACTTTATTCAACTTCCACTAACCTGCAACGCAGGGGATTCCTTTGTCATCAACTCCTCTGCCGCTGTGCAAGTTGGTGGAGTAATCTGGTATGCGTTGCTTCGATGAGTAACATATCCATATTCGGTGGTGGCAGTCATTTCCCGCCAATGGTTGATAGCGGTATTGTCTATGTGCCCAATCTTGCCAGCACGTTCACCTATACAATTCCGAATAATATTTGGCATGTGATCTTTAATGGCACGATGGGCTTGCAGTCAGGCACAATTACAATGCCTGCCAACCCCTTTGACGGCCAGATCATTCGCCTCAAGACGATGCAAGACATTGAAGCCTTGCAGATATTGCCGAACGCTGGGCAAATCGTCAATGATCATCCTGGCATTCTGCCAGCCTTCACCTACTTCGAGGCCATTTACGATCTGGCCAATACTACTTGGTACATTGAATTCTTCTCCGGCGCGCTAATTACCTTAACGGAGCCGCTTGATATTTACGTTTGCATCCTGGCAGGCACAATCGTAGGCGGCTCAGGCTATACCGCAGGCGGCACCGACCCGGTTGCGGGCTATTCCAATGTGGCGCTGACGGGCGGCAGCGGCTCAGGTGCAACGGCTGACATCAGAATAGTCGGCGGTGCAGTTACCGATGTGGTTCCGCGGTCGGCCGGTATTGGCTATGTTATTGGCGATGTGCTGTCGGCGGCAGCGGCCAACATAGGCGGCACTGGCTCTGGTTTTACCTGGACCCTGACCGGGATTGGCAATGATCTGGAAAAGGGGACGACCCTAGCCACGGCATATCGGACGCTCAATCGCGCTAGGCAAGAAGTTGCTGCGTTCAATCTGGCGCTGGGATTTGCGGTCAATGTTCATGTGTCAGATGGCTACTATGATGAGCAGGTAAGCTTTACGACTCTGGTCGGGGCTTCTGCCAATCAGGTTGTTTGGACTGGGAATACAACCAGAAGAGAAAATTGCAGGGTACGGCCAACTAACAATGTTGGCGGCACGTCTGAGCAACTTAGTGTATTTGGTTTTACTAGTGTCAATGGCCTCTATATCCAATACTTTTGGCTGGATGGCACCGGCCAATTCTTTGGTGGCTGGCAGCCCGTCGCTGGGCATCAGAGCTTTTTTGAAATTCACAACTGTAGACTGTCCCTGCCAGATGACGACGGCTGGTTTCCACACTTCTTTTCAGGCGGCTCCAAAGTATTTATAGATGGCAACACCTATGATATGGGCGGGCAACAGGGAAATTTCGCCAGCTATGACTCCGGTTCTTCGTTAACTGTAGGGGTTTCAACGCTCATCACCAACGTCACCAATCCGAGTTGGATTTCTGGAAATGCGTTTTTCTTTGAGATAGCGGATGGGTCCACACTCTTCGTTAATGGTCCTGCCAGCGATTGGGTGAATTGGAATATATTTGCAGGCCCCGGCGGCACCGGCGGTCCTCCAAAATCAATATCCCTGCAAGTTGCATCGCGTTTTTTAAGTCAGATTGCCGAAACCAATGCGATACCTGGAGAT